ATGATATAATAACAGATATAACAAAATATCAATGAAGCGGTATCATAATTGGCACAACTTACAAAAAGATTTTCAAGGATGGCAAATTATACGGCCTGATTTGGATGTTGAAACTGTGGTTTCGAAACACAGCTGGTGTTTGAATCTAGAATACTGTCACTCCAGTCTCAAAGAGTTGTTGAAAAAATACCATGTCCCAAAGCCCGCAGTTGATTTTTTTGTTGTCACAGAACTGGAACTATCCAAACTTCCGCTAGATGTATTTTTTAAGTTGGTACAACATCAGTATAAAAATTCATCAACAGGTGGTTACATAGCATGTTTGAGTTATTATCTAAATTGTAGAAAAAGTTACACTGGCCTGAGTAACAGTTACAGCAACAACATCCGCACGATATTTGATCAAGAACTGTTGTTTGCAACGTCTACTGAAAATTGCAGTGCAGTGACTGATTATCCTATCAATAAATTATCAAACGGTCAGCTAATTGAAGGATCAAATTTTATTTTTGTGCATCCTAACATAAGGTATTTTTTATGGAAATAGTTTCAAACTCTATTTCATTGCTCAACCCAAGTGTTAGAAAAACTGTGGCCTACAAGATGTGGAAGCAGTCTTTGTACAAATGGGACGAGTATGTGTTGAATCGGCATCAGAGCATAAAAAAGATTGATCCATGGTGCCAATACATTGTGGACAACTGTCATGGCAATGTTGCAGTTTACAATTCTGGGGGCATGTTCTTTACAGACTTTGTCAACCCGATCACAGTGATTGAACATGTGCCTTGCCCAATTTTGGTGCCAGGCATGTGTTACTTAAATAACAATGTGGACCATACCAATCAATTTGATTCGTTGATAATGATCAATCCAATTGCATTGAAATATCATCACAGTTTGGTAGAATTTTTAACTGTGCCTGGTGTATCAAGAGCTGGTAATAAACCCAACATACTGTCCTGGGTGCGCAATTCGGGAACAGTATTTTTAAGTTTTTCTGATTGGCATGTGTTTTTTGACAGATTACAATTTACTCCCGAACAGTTTGTGGCAGAACAACTTACTGCACTTGAAGAACTAGGACTAAAATTGATATACAAGCAAATTGACCCAGTGATCAAGGACACTGTAAACGGCAACATAAAATTGGTTTTAAAATTGCCAGTTGGTTCATAATGCTTGCAATTTTAAAAATGTATTATATAATATCACTATCATAAGGAAATAACATGGGAAAACCATTTGACGTAAGCAAGTTCCGCAAGGACATTACCAAAAGCATCGAAGGTCTAAGTATTGGATTCAATGATCCAACAGATTGGATTAGCACAGGCAACTTTGCGCTAAACTATCTCATCTCAGGAGATTTCAATCGAGGCATTCCCTTGGGTAAGATCACAGTGTTTGCCGGAGAATCTGGAGCAGGCAAGAGTTATATCTGTTCAGGCAATATTGTGAAGAACGCACAAGAGCAAGGTATTTTTGTTATCTTGGTTGATACAGAAAACGCATTGGATGAAACATGGCTACATGCACTGGGTGTGGACACTGGCGCAGATAAGTTGCTCAAACTGAACATGAGCATGATTGATGATGTGGCCAAGGCTATTTCAACATTCATGATTGACTACAAAGCCCTGCCAGACGGTGAACGTATGAAGGTGCTATGGGTTATTGACTCACTGGGCATGTTGTTGACACCAACTGATGTCAACCAGTTTGAAGCAGGAGACATGAAAGGCGACATGGGTCGCAAGCCCAAGGCACTCACATCACTGGTTCGTAATTCAGTCAACATGTTTGGTGGTTTTAATGTTGGAATGGTCTGTACCAATCACACATACGCAAGTCAAGACATGTTTGATCCAGATGACAAGATCTCAGGTGGCCAAGGCTTTATCTATGCGTCAAGTATTGTGGTGGCCATGAAGAAAATGAAGCTAAAAGAAGACGAGGATGGCAACAAGATCTCCGAAGTCATGGGCATACGTGCCGGTTGTAAAGTAATGAAAACTCGTTATGCCAAACCATTCGAAGGCATGCAGGTTAAAATTCCCTACGAAACAGGTATGAATCCCTACAGTGGATTAACTGATCTTGCAGAGAAAAAAGGCATGCTCAAGAAAGAAGGTAATCGTTTGGTGTTTGTCACCAGCGAAGGCGAGATAATTAAACAATTCCGCAAGGCCTGGGAAGCAAACGAAGATCAGTGCCTGGACCGAGTCATGACAGACTTCAAGAACATCAAGACAGAGGTAAGTACAGCCGACACAGCGGAGGAATAACAATGTCAGCAGAAGTAGCAAGCGAAATTTGGGGTGAATTAAAAAGATACGTCAATGTGGTAGATCGTATGGATGCAGCCGAAAGCATTGTGGCCATACTAATAGATCATGATCATGACGTTGACCAAATCCGGGATGCCTTTAAAGGTGATTCAGACATCAAGAAGGCTCTAACTGCATACTTGGACAACGACAAAGACTATGCAGAAGAGGAAGAAGAAGATCCGGACGAAGAAGACAACTACAACCAAGAAGATGACTACTGATGTGGTACAGCCGAGTAGTTGCCGACCTTGGTAACATTCCTGACTTTATTGCACACTTTGAATCAGAGTTGACGGATGCCAAGCGTGACTGCAAGATTGGCGGCCTAGTAGAAAAGAACATCACTGCCTTGCCGGGCATCACTGAGCATAGATTCAACCAGCTACAAGAAATTGAAGCTGTGTTGAATTTTCTCAACATCCAATTGCGCAAAATACGTACCCGGCACTTCAAGAAGTATCTTGAAGGCTATGCTCGTGCGCTCACTGCACGTGATGCTGAAAAGTATGTGGACGGTGAAGAAGAAGTTGTGGACTTTGAAACCATCATCAACGAAGTGGCACTGCTACGCAATCGTTGGCTGGGCATCATGAAAGGCTTGGACACCAAGCAGTGGATGGCCGGGCACATTATTAGACTCCGGTCAGCCGGAATGGAAGATCTCACTCTTTAAACTTACAATTATTTCCGTGATACCTTGAATAGTTGGGTTTATCAATATCTTTAAGACAATGCGGACAAGTGGACCGATTATTTTGTCTGTTTGATTTTTGTTTTTCTTTTAGTACCTGGATTGTAGAATCTTTGTGTTTTTTATTAAAAAATCCATTTTTATCCCCAACATTACCAAATTTTTCTTTACGTTCGTCGGGAGTCATTGACAACATTTGTGTAGATACAGATTTAGAAATCTTTTCTCGTGTTTCGGCGGACGGAGCCATTCCTCGATTCCAAGACGGTTTATTTGTTTTTTTACCAGTTCTTGAATTAGATATTTTTTGTCGAATTAATTTTGCTTTTTCGGCTCCGTGTTCTTCTTCCAACGAGAGTCCTTTTTTACGATTACTTTTTACTAGTTTGGCTTCGGGTGATCGAGCCCAGTTTAAATTTCCAGTAGGCCAACCAGTTGACTTATTATTAAAATTCATGTTGTGTGGATCATTAATTGACTCGTTAATAAACTGTTCCTCAAGAACTTTCAGTTCTGATTCAGACTCAGCAAATGCAAGGATTTCTCTAGTAAGAGATAATTTATCTTTAATCGATTTGACCCATTTACCAGATCCTATATAACCGTCATCTAAGTTGTTAGTCGAATGCCGTCCTATATAGTATTTTCCAGTCGATGTAAAAGTCTTGTAAATAATGTAATGCATAAATTTATTTATCAATTGACGGTAAGAACCGCTGGGATGGAAAGACCAACTAAGAAAGGGAGCGTAATATGAAAATTGTACTCTGCACCGGGGGATTCGACCCACTACATTCTGGGCATATAGCCTACTTTGAAGCAGCCCGGACCATGGGAGATAGGCTTGTGGTTGGCATCAACAGCGATGAGTGGTTGTCACGCAAAAAAGGTCGTCCCTTTATGCCTGCTGCTGAGCGCAGAGCTATAATTGAAAATCTACGCATGGTAGATCGTGTGGTTGAGTTCAATGATGATGATGATACTGCTATAGATGCCATACGTGCAGTACGTGACTACTACATACGCCCAGGCACCAAATTTATCTTTGCCAATGGTGGCGACCGCACAGCCGACAATATTCCTGAAATGGTGTTTGATGATGTAGACTTCCGCTTTGGTGTGGGTGGCGAAAACAAAATGAATTCAAGTTCGTGGATACTCACTGAGTGGAAAACACCTCGGACTGACCGTGCTTGGGGACACTATCGTGTGTTGCATGAAGTTGGCCCTCATACCAAACTCAAAGAACTCACTGTGATGCCCGGGCAGCGACTCAGCATGCAACGTCATGACCAACGTGCAGAGTTTTGGTTTGTTGCCCAAGGTGAGGCCACAGTATATACCATAGACGATGCGTCAACTGACCAAGAAATCAAATGTGAATTAACTGTGCATGAACACACGTTTATCAAAACAAACGAATGGCATCAACTGTGCAATGAAACTGATCAACCACTCAAATTGATTGAAATACAATACGGTGACCGCTGTGTTGAGGAAGATATAGAGCGCAAATGAAACCAATACCTGTATTTGTAGGCTATGATCCCAGAGAAGCCGTAGCATATCATGTGTGTGTTAATTCGATCATTAGGCATGCCAGTCAACCAGTGGCCATCATACCAGTGGCCTTGAACTTGTTCCGAGACTATGATGAAACACACACTGATGGCAGCAACCAATTTATCTACAGTCGTTTTCTTGTTCCTCATTTGATGGACTACTCAGGTTGGGCCATCTTTATTGATGGCGACATGATCCTGCGTGGAGATATTGTAGAACTATGGAATCTACAAAGTCCTTACAACGACGTCATGGTTGTCAAGCATGATTACAAAACACGCATGACTGAAAAGTATCTTGGCAGTAAAAACGAAGACTATCCACGCAAGAACTGGTCAAGTGTGATACTGTGGAACTGCAACAGCTTTCCCAACCGCAAACTAACTCCTGAGTTTGTGCAACGATCAACAGGTGCCGAACTGCATAGATTTTCCTGGATAGAAGATGAACGCATTGGCGAACTACCCCCAGAATGGAACTGGCTAGATGTTGAGTATGAGTGGAACCCACTGGCAAAATTAGTACACTACACCTTGGGAACTCCGTGTTTTCATGAGTTTGCAACCAGCGGAGACTTTTCAGACGAATGGCATCGGGAACAACTACTGACCGACCACTGTGAACAAAGAACAACAAATGAATGATTGGGAACAGGAAGACGAGACTTCGTATCTGCCACCTGACCCTGCCCCTTTGCCACCGCCGCATGTGCTGGATCAAGCGCCACCAGAAATACGGCAACTGTTTTT